AATGATGGCACTATAGCTGTATTCTATTCTGTAAGAGGAGATCAAAAAGCAGGGTGGACATTGTGGGATACACAAGGAACATGGCATAGTATATGTGCAGTCCATGAAAGATTGTTTGTAGTTTGTGCTAGAGATGATGGATCAGGTACTACTAAGTTGTTTCTTGAGGAGTTTCAAACAGATATGCCTATGGATTTTTGTGATACATTTAGTGGAAGCAGTAGTGCCTTTGGTAGTTTGGGATCACACTTTGCCAATGATGCAGTCGTAAAAGCTACAAATGGTAATGACTTTCTTGGGTCGTTTACTGTATCAGGTGCAGCAATAGATGCTAGTGCAGTAAAGAGTGGATTGTCTCAGGCATTTATTGGCTATGGTTTTACTCCTACACTAAAGACTTTACCTATAGATGCTTCTATACAAGGTGGTCCTTTGACTGGTGAGCCTAGACAAATACCTAAAGTCGTATTAGATTTGTTCTCAACATTAGCAGTTAGTGTTCAAGGACCAAGTACAACATCAACAACAAGAGACTTGGTTATTAGGAATACTACAGATACAGTGTCAGGTGGCTTAATGGAAAGATCTGCTGTCACTGGCAAAGAGGAGTTTAGGTTATTGGGATATAGTCGTGATCCAAGAGTTATAGTATCACAGTCTTTTCCTTTGGATTTACAGATTAACGGAATGATAGTAGAGGTGGCATTTTAATGGAACCAACCACAATGATGTATATTGCATCAGGATTGATGTCTGCAAGTAGATATAACAGAGCAGGTAAGATAGCAAAACAAGAAGCCGCATTAACTGCTAGAAGAATTAAAGTACAAGCAGAGCAAAAGAGATTACAAAAATTGCAAGAGCATAATGATATTGTAGCGAACCTGCAAACATTCAAAGGTACTAATATGGCTTTGGCAGGTACATCAGGTAGAGATACTGGTGCAGATAAATCCTTTAAACGTATTCAGGAAAGAGCAAAAGAAAATGCCGCAGTCACAGCACAGAGATCAAATCTGCAGGGAATAATGGAACAAAGTAATTTGGCACAAAAGCAACAAATGGTTTTATTACAAGGACAAAATAAAGCAAAGTCCTATCGTATGATGGGATATCAATCAATTTTAAATACAGCATATGGAACAAGTAAGTTGATATAATGGTAGAATTTGTAAAATCAAAACAAACTTCATTTAGGAATCAGGCAGTTGGTGTTGTAGAGGTTAACACTGGTGCTGAACAAGTTGCAGTACAATCAGCCAAACTATTTGAGGCAGGACAAAAAATAGCATGGGAAGAAGCTAAAGCTGATGCTATAGAACGAGATGTTAATACAGCAAAGACCTTACCAATAAAAGATTCAAACAATAATCTTAGTTTGGAAAAGGCACAAACTACAGAATTTTCAGGTGTAGGTGAGGCATCAGCTAAAGCCGTTTTAGCACAAAGATTTTCAGGATTTCTAAATAATAAAGTTACAAAAGAATTTGGTGAACTTCATGCTCAAAATCCTTTTAATAAAGAAAAGTTTGATGGGTTAGCACAAGGTGTAATAGATGGTTATTCAGATGCTTTTAAGAAAAATGATTTAGCTGAGTTTATTCCTGAGTTTGTAAATAAAATAACAAACAAAAAGATTTTACATTCTAATAAAATATTAAACGATACAATTAAAAAAGAAAAAGATGATGCGGCAACATTACAATTTGATGCCGCACAAGAATTTATAAATGTAAGTGCTTTGTATCCTGAAGAATTTGGAGATACTATTAAACCTGAATTTGACAAAGTTATTGAAAATTTAGAAACTACTGGATATTTAAAAAGTCCTGCAAAACAAGCATTATACTCAGAATTAAAAAGATCTGTCTTGGTAGGAACATCTAATAAAATATTAGATAGATTAAATGGCAATGACTTTGCCGCTAAAGATTTAGAAGAAATATCACAAAATGAAAAAGCCACACCTGATTATTTTGCAAGAGTAATAAGAGCATCAAACAATACTGTTACTATGAAGGAATTAAAAGACTTTCAAAAACTTGCTCTAGATGTTGAAGCCAATAGAACAGATATAAATGTAATGACACAGCATATATCAAATCGTGCAGGTGACTTTGCAAAAAGAAGAACTAACCTCGGTAAAGAGGTGGGTGTATTAAATATGCAGTCAATGTTAAATGGTTTAGGTGTTGGTAATGCAGGATATCTTGATAATGACAAAACAAATAGAGATACTTTAAATAGTGCCATAAGCAATGAAATTGGAACAGTGTTAAATAATGAAACATTTTATTCTATGAATAATGATACATACAGTAAGATGCTTACTAAATTATCTATACCACCAATATTGCCATCTACATTAGATGACTTGTTTCAAACAAATACAATGAACTTACCTGCATTTAGAAATCTTCCACTTGCTACAAAAAATAATATGATGGCAAGAGAATTAAATGCTTGGAACAACTTAGCCTATATCACTGGATCAGATGGTGTTAAGAAAAGAAGATTGCAAGGTTATGATACAGAATATAAGAAATATGAATTTATAAATGAAATAGCTAGGGTAAATGGTAATGATATAACTAAAGCTAATAGTTTATATTATACAAAAACAGATAACCCTGACACTTACAAAGCTATTGTTATGAATACTCTTAGTACATTTGATTTTACAGATAAGAAAGTTGGTAGTGTAAAAGAAGGTGTAGATGCTATTTTTGAATTAGCCAAAATACCTTTGCAACATAGAAGTCAGTTAGATAGTTATGTTGAAAAACTTTTATATTATAAATCTGTTAAAACACCTGATGAAGAAGCTGTAGAATTTAGTCAAAGTAATTTAATCAATGTATTAAAAGAAACATATAAAGGTTTGTATATAGAAGATCCTACAATCTATGATGTATTTAACGGTAACAATACTGGCAAAACATACACAACACCACAGAAAAAATACGTAGGTCAAACAGATAAACAGTATAATAAGTTTCTTAACTTTGTCCAAAACATTATAGATGATGAATTTGGAGAAGGATTTAAACTAGGTGACAATGCTTTATTGTTGGGTGATGCTAATAACTCACAATATGGAAATCAAAGATATACATTTGTTGATAAAAATGGAGAAATATTACCTTCACAAATAGAAGGTACAGCAGTCGAATTCACAACAAATGAATTTGAAAAACAATATGGTATATCGAAGCATGAAATAAATACAGAAACTCTTAATGAAGCTGTAATAACTAGAGCCAAAAAGGTAATAGGTGAAAAAGCATTTAGTGGTAAAATGATTGATGATCTTAATATATTTAAGTTGCCAAATTTATTAGATCCACAGTTTCAAGATTACTTCAGTGGTCCAATAGAACCAACAACAGCACTAGGAAAAGCCGCCAAAGAATTACGAGATCAACAAATTAGAAATGTACCAAGACAATTTTTACCTGCATTTAAAAGTCAACAAGCATATAAAGATCTAAATGTTCCAAGAGGTAACTATCCAACAAGACTAGATAAATTCTTAGATAAGTTAGATGCCGCAGATGCAGGTTTACCTGATAAAATATTTATTCCAGAGAGGCAGTTTTTTGGTAGTAACTCACAAGACTATGAAGAATCACTTAGAGTTGATGGATATGAAAATCCTTTATGGGAACGTATAACAGATTTTACAGTTAATAATTTGACTTTGTCAGATACTTTGAAAGCAATATTAGCTGATATAATGACACCTGATGTAGCCGTAGATGTTCAAGAAACTATAAAGAATATAGTTCAAACTACAGCAAATCATGAGGGATTTAGAAGTCAGGTATATAGAGATAGAGATACAATATCAGTTGGTTTTGGTTTCAATGTAAAGTATTTAACAGAAGATGATTATAAGATGTTTGATCCAACTCAAGTTGGTAGACTAAAAGAACTGCAACAATGGTTGTTAAAAAAAGATAAGTATTCAGAAGATCAGTTACTTAAAAAGGTAAATGAATTTAAGTTTGGCAAACCTATTTTGATTGATAGAAATGATGCTACTAAAGTATTTAATAATAAAATGTATAAGATATATGAACAATACAAGCAAGAATTTCCAAACTTTGATAGATTACATAAAAGAAGAAAGAGTGCATTGATAGATTTTTCTTATCAGTTTGGACATGAAAGATTAAAAGATCCTGATAGAGGGTTTCCAAAATATTATAAAGCAGTTCAAAATGCAATGAATGCAAAGTCTATGGACGAAAGAAACTATTTCTTTAAACTTGCAGGATTTCATCAGGTATATAATACTGGTGAGTTTGGTAATACCAAGACACCATTATATTATCAAACTAAATCAAGAGTAAGAACTCGCACTAGTGATTTAGGTTTTACAATTAGAGATAATGTAGATTTCTTAGATGAGGAGTTTGATTAATGGCAGAGTATACTGACTTTGTACCAAAAGGATTACAAAGTATAGAGCCATTGCATTTTGTTTACCCTGATCAAGAAGGTAAAGTAGACCCTGACTTTTTTTCAGGTGTATCTGCAGGATTTAAATATCAATGGCTACCTATTACACATTATACACAAGAGTATTTTACTTTTAATAATCAAGAATATGATGAGAGTTTTGATTTTAGAAAGACAGTGCAAGACAATGATGACTTCGCTTATGCTGATGAGTTATCAAGATCAAAGAATTTAAATCATTATAATTATATAAAACAATCACTACAAGCTATTGATAATAATAGGAAAATGTTTCAACGAGCAGGTCTAACATCTCATGTTGTTGCAGGTGTGGTTGATCCTCTTAACATTGCATTCTTTCACCCAGTATTTAGTAAAGGTATTCGTGCCGCTTGGGGAGCAAAGTCTGCATTTGGTGTGGCAAAAGAATCGGCAAAAGTTGGTTTTGTTTTTGGTGTAGGTTCTGAAGCTATCCGTGCGCCTTTCGATCCTTATAATACAACTCAAGAAACTCTTGTTAATATTGCAGGTAACACTGTGTTCTCAGGTTTACTTGGTGGTGGTGCAAGAGGTGTTGCCAATCGATATGGTAAACTAAAACAAAAGTATGCAAATAGAAAAAACCCAAACAAAAAAACTGATGCAGGTCTAGGAGATTCTGCAGTTCGAGAAGAAGCCACAACAAAAGCAAATGATTTTAGTAATCAATTTGCAGGGCAGACAAGATTAAAAGAAGAAACTATCGATAGATTTAATATAGCAAATAAAATTTTACCTTCAAGAAGAATGCAGATATATGGTTATGATGGATACCAAGTACCACCTGAAATAAAAAAAATGCACTTAGATATTGCTTATAACGCAAGTGTGCCAGTAGAAGGTGCGCCATTGAGATCTATTGATTCAATGCAAAATGTTCATAATGGAAAAGGTATAGAACTAGAAGCAGATATACGAAAAATATATATGAATGAGTTACAAAAGGCAGATGGCACTGGTGAAGTAATGGGTATTGATTTAGTCACACCTTATGTTAAGGCTAAAGAAAAGCTAGGCATGAAACCTAAGACTGCATATATAAACTCAGTTACTGGTGCAACAAAGTATCCTTCACCTCAGGAATTTTCTGATGAAATATTTGAATTAAATATATTAATGAGTGATCCAAAGTGGAAAGCTCAATACTATCCACAACTTCCTGAGTTTAAAAAAGAAGCAATAAGAAAGATAGAATCATATAATCAATACTTTGATCAACTTGCACAAGATACTGGTGCATTCTTTGATAAGTCGACTGCTAAGAAAATGTTTCCAAAATTACAAAGAAGAATTGATGACTATGATCAAAGAATAGAGTTAGAAAAAGATCCTATATTTGCAAAGATATTAGTTATCAATAGGAACAAACTAAAAGAAAGATTAACATTTGCTGAACAATATGAGCCAACAAGAAAAAATTATAGAATGGCTATTTACTATGATGTACCTCTAATAAATGCCAGTAAAAAAAATGAAGAAGAATTAATTAATATATTTGCAGAACACTCATTAGAAGAAGGCTTTACAACAATATGGACTGGTAAAGGTTACAAAACAATAACTATTAATACTATTGAAAAAGCAAAGAAGTATGCAACAGAAACAGTAAATAGTATTAAGGATAATGGTGATGATCCTTTTGGACATCATACTCCTCTTCGTGTTGGTAAAGCAAAACATATTATGGCAAGGACTACAAATATTCCTGAATATAAAGTAAGGAAGTTTATGATTAAAGATGCTTCGGTATTTACAAAATATGCTGAGATGATGGCATTTAGAATAGAATATGCCAGAAAGTTTGGTGATGATGATATCGAATATTTGTTAGATAGAATAGAAGAAACATTAATAAAAGATGGTGCAAATGACAAACAAATTGCTGAAATCAAATCGGACTTTCTTGCTGAATATCAAAGAGTAGCAGGTCAAATGACTAGAGATCCTGATAGATGGGATACAACCTTTGCAAGAATATCAAAGAAATTTGCAGGTATGGCATATCTTACTAGTGCAGGTATTACCTCACTGACAGAAACAGTGGCAATGCCAATATTAGAGCATGGGTTAGGTAATGTATTAAGGACTGCATTTCGTGCAGTTGATGGAAACTTTGATAAGATAAAAGCTAATGCAAAAGATTTACAACATTCAAATGAAGGCATAGATACTGTCAAAAAAAATGTTCATACAAGGCTATTAAATGATTTACTTAGACCTTTAAGAATTGGACCAATAGAAAAAGCCGCAGATAAAATGGAAAACTTTTTCTATAAATTAAATGGGTTGGCATTGATAACAATGGTTGGTAAACAAATAGATGCCGCTATAAGAATACCTAAATTCTATAAACAAATTAAGAATTATAATTCATTAGATAAATTTGAGATCACCGAACTACAAAGATATGGTATAGATGACAAACTAGCTAAACGAATGTTAGACAATGGTGCTTGGCAGTTTACAGATACCGATATGCCTTTATTAAATTTAAATGGTTGGAGTACAAAAACAAAAGCCGATCGAGAACTTAAAACATTTGTTCAAACATATTTAAATAATTCGGCTCGTAATACAATTATGCACGCAACAGCTTTTGATAGACCTACCTTTGCAGATGGTTTTATATTTAAAAAATGGAAACCCTATATGAAAAAGTATGGTATTGAGCCTGACCCTTTTGCTTCAGTTGGTTTACAAAGAGATGGTTCTTATCGTTATCCAATAGCAAGGATTGAATCAGGAGTAATGGCTTTTCCATTTCAATTTTATAATTTTGCTTTTGCCGCAAATCAACGTGTCACTCGTGCTATGTTTGATCCTAATAAAAAACATAGATTGAGTGGTGCTATTGCATTACTGTCTATGGCATATATAACTATGTCAATGAGAAAACCTCAATGGTGGTTTGATGATAAAGATTATCCTGAACTCATAACTAGAATGGTAGACTATTCAGGTATTACTGGCATATATAGTGATCTTGCTTACAAAGGTATTGAAGCGGCTATTGCGGCAGGATATCATGATCCTGATACATCTTGGTTAAAAGGGAGATACAAGGCTACTGGTTGGGATTTGGCATTTGGATTTGCAGGTGCAACACCAAGTATGTATCGTGAATGGATACTAGGCGCACATGAATTAATGACTGACAAAACCTCTGAAGGATTAAAAAGATTTTCTTATAACGGACCATATTTAGGTATATTAGGTTTAGATGATGATCTTAGGGCATTGGGAAGAGCAACTTATTAATAGACATTTGTAACAAAAACTAGTAAAGGTAAAGGCATGACTATAGCATTAAGTGCAAATACACCACGAATAAGTTACACAGTTAATCAAGGTGCGAGTCAAACCTCATTTGCTGTACCATTCGTATTTTTTACTGCATCAACGGATCTCAATGTTTTTGTAGACAATGTGGCACGAACATTTGATGCCAGTACATCAAACACATCTTTATATACTGTAAGTGGTGGCAGTGGTTCTACTGGAACTGTAACAACAACTGTGACTGGTGCAACTGGTGGCAGTACTGTTGTCATCACTAGAGCAATACCTCTTTCTCGTACTACTGACTTTCCAAGTTCAGGTGCATTTGAGGTAGCTAAACTAAATACAGAATTAGATACTGTTACTGCTATACAATCTGATTTTAATGATGCGGCTTCACGAGGAGTAAGGCTACAAGATTCTGATACTGCTGTATCTATGGAGTTACCATTACTGGCTAGTCGTAAAGGTACAGTTTTAGGATTTAATGCAAGTACTGGTGCTGCAGAGGCAGGTCCTACTATTGCAAACGTAAATAGTTTGTCAGCAATAACTGCTAATATTAATACAGTTGCAGGCATAAGTGCCAATGTCACAACAGTGGCAGGTATATCAGCTAACACAACAACAGTTGCAGGTATATCAGGTAATGTTTCTACAGTGGCAGGTATAGCAAGTAATGTAACTACAGTTGCAGGTAAAGCCTCATTGATTACATCAGACTTTGCATCTGATATGGCACTAATTGATAGCACATTTGTAAGTAAGATTAACTTAGTAACAAGTGATTTTGTAACAGATATGTCTGTTGTTACTGCAGATTTTATTGCCGACCTAAATGCACTGGCAACTACAGCAATCATTGCTGATTTAGATTTACTGGCTACATCTGATTTTATATCGGACCTTAATGCAGTAGAAGGGATTAAAGCCAATGTCACTACAGTAGCAGGAATTGCTAGTAATGTTACATCTGTGGCAGGTAACTCAAGCAATATTAATTCTGCAGTAAGTAATGCAAGTAATATAAATGCAGCAGTATCTAATGCTAGTAACATTAACTCAGCAGTAAGTAACGCATCTAATATTAACTCAGTAGTAAGCAATGCTACTAATATTAATACAGTAGCAGGTGCAATTAGTAATGTTAATAGTGTGGGTGGTGCAATAGCTAACGTAAATACTGTGGCAACTAACCTATCAGGTGTTAACAGTTTTGCAGATAGATATAGAGTAGCAAGTT